CATTCCAGAACAGTTCCAAAAGGATACTCGAGAAACCAAACAACGAAATGATGTTTTCGCTACGTGGTTTGATGAGAATTGTATCATTGAAGAAGGCGCCAGAATCCCATTAGACCTTATTATTCGAGAGACTGATATGGGTAAGAAGGAGGTCAAAGAAGCAATGGCACTTAAGGGTTTCAAGTATGACTCTCAATTAAAAAAGATGGGTAATGACACATTTGGGAATCAATACAGAGGAGGGTTTGAAGGAGTAAAATATCTTACACAAACAACTGATGAATATTCTGAATATATTGAGATAGAGGAGGACTAAACTAACCGTTTGGACCAAAAAAGACCAAAAGACTAAAAAGACTAAGATTTCAAAAGTTCTCCACGAAGGACCGAAAACCAGATGGACCTTTGAATTTTTAGTCTTTTTAGTCTTTTGGTCTTTTTTAGTCCAAATCCCCCACCCCCCCAATATTTAGGCGTTTTAACCAAGATTATTTTATCCAACTATAATATAGAATGTCAATCGTGATAGACCGCCAATTTGGACACTCGAAGGAGGACTCAGAAATGGAAATACTAAAGAAAACATTTGGTCAAGACTTACAGAAAACGTCGCATTATCATTATTTTGATTACCAATGTCCGAACTGTTTTGTGGAACTGAAATCGAGACGGAATACGAAGGATAGATATCCTGACACGATGGTAGGGAAGAATAAAATCGACCGTGCTTCCCAGTCAGAACGACCCGTCTTCTTTTGTTTCTCCTTTACTGATGGACTGTATTACTGGAAATACAATAAGGAGGATATATCGAATGGAAATGTGGAGTTTCGAACCGGAGGTCGGAACGACCGAGGAAGACCGGAGTATTCCGATTACGCATATATCAAAACTGGAATACTAAATAGAATATGCTGAATACTACTTTACAAAAAATATATCGGGGATTCCAATATATATTTCAGAACAATATAAAGAACGAAAATCCCCTGGGGATTTTTCCCTTTTTTTCCTTTTTCCGTTTTTTCCGGTTTTTGAGAAGTCTATCTGGTTTTGGGTCCTTCGTGGAGAACTTTTGAAAAAGCGGAAAAAACGGAAAAAGGAAAAAAAGGGAAAAAGGAGATGGGATGGAATCTCTCTGGACATATAAATGGACCCCCTACTAACGCCGGATGACAGTAAGTATACGATACTTCCCATAACACATTCAGATATATATGAGATGTATAAGAAAGCGGTATCATCATTCTGGGTGGAGGAGGAGGTCGATTTAGGAAAGGATTTGAGGGATTGGGCGAGAATGACGAGCGAGGAAAGATATTTCATCAGTATGATTCTGGCATTCTTTGCGGGTAGTGATGGATTGGTGAATGAGAATCTCGGACAACGGTTCTATAATGAGGTCCAGAACTCCGAAGCGAGACTCTTTTATGGTTTCCAGATGGCGATGGAGGGAATCCATCAAGAGGTCTATTCGAAGATAATCGATGTGTATATCCGGGATAAAAAGGACAAGGCAACCCTTTTCAATGCAATGAGTCTGTTTCCCTGTATAAAGAAAAAGGCGGATTGGTGTAAGAAGCATATATCCAGTAATAAACCATTTGCAGAACGGTTAGTTGCCTTTGCCTGTGTCGAAGGGATAGCATTCTCGGGTGCTTTTTGCGCTATCTTCTGGTGTAAGAAGAGAGGGATATTACCGGGTCTAACATTTAGTAATGAACTTATCAGTCGAGACGAGGCACTGCATACGGAGTTCGCGGTGTTGTTATATTCGAAGTTGGTATCGAAATTGTCTGAATCAAAGATACGGGAAATCATATCGGAGATGGTGGAGATAGAATGCGAGTTCATTTGTGAGGCATTACCGTGTCGTTTGATAGGGATGAATTCGGCATCAATGAAGGAATATATAAAGTTTGTGGCGGACCGTTTAGCGGTCCAATTGGGATGTAGCAAAATATACGGTGCACAGAATCCGTATGACTGGATGCAACTGATATCCCTACAAACAAAGACGAATTTCTTTGAGCATAAAGTGAGCGAGTATGCACTGGCAACGAAGGGGACGGAAGTGGATTTCGATGTATTTATCCAAGGAATGGAGTTTTAAGTAGGTAATCTTACTAAGGTTTCATACTTAAAGAAGGGTTAAAAGGAGGGGTTGTAGGGGAACCTTGGTTCCCTACTATAAGAACTCTGGACGCAGACGGCGATAGAATACGAGACGATGGAAGCAAGTTTTATGGAGTGTTTTTTTGTGTCCGATGTAGTCGAAGGAATACAGGTCTTGAGGAGTTATAACCCTATTACAATAGTCGCAGAAGAGGAAGGGACTCATTTATCTATAGGGAGATATAATTCTATAATCTGGCGGTGATTTCCCCAGTAGAGAAGTCGTGAACGTAGATGATGTCCTGTTTGGAGATGAAGTAGCACGTGATTGTGTTGGTATTTGCATTAGCTAAAGTCATATTCAAAAAAGTATTTCCACTGTTTAGGCTCATTCCATCTAAAATACCGAACTGACTGATTTTCTCCAGATTATAACCCCATAAGAACTGTGCTTGATTTGTCGCCGAGGAAACGGAATTTGCGCCTGAAACTAATTTGTCGGCATCTGTTGCGAGTGTCCCGCCGGGAATGTAGACGAAAAATTGAGAAGGAACTAACCCACTTTTGAATTCATAAGTATTATATGAACCGTTAGCTTCTTGGACAAAACTAAAGGCAGTGGCGGGGGCGTGTATTAAATCGACTGGATTGGGTGGAACTAACACTCCATTTACATTATAGGATATAGATGTTGCCTGTGGCATTTTCGAGTCATAAATTTGATTGATGCAACCTGCAGTACTAAGGGTAGATGCTTCTGTGAATCGGGTGAAAATAGACTTTACAGAGGACCCTCGAAGACCCGTCAATAAACTGATTGTGCCAGATGTGGAAGCGGGAAGCGTGGCGGCCGAGACTCTGTATGTGATTCCATCGTAATATTGGATTCCAGTCTTATTCAGCATTTTCATACCTTCTGCTCCTATATCGATATATTGTAAGTTAAGACTTATATTATCTATTGTGCATCTAAATGTGGCGGCCGTTGTAGCAGTTGAATTTACGAACGTAATAGGCAGTATCGCAGCGCTTTGTAGGACACATTGCAATTTTCCAGTTTTGCCAATGCAAAACATTTTCCGCGCTCCTTTGCCGATGAGACTATTAATGAAAGGCATACTGTAAGAGTAGTAATTTGAACTGGCGGCGGCGAGAGTTGCCCCACTAATGCCTGAAATAGCGTGTCCCTGATTGGCATTTAGAGAAGCGGTTGCGACATCGAAGGCCAGCCCGTACATACTTGCTAGCGCATCCCTCTGTGCTACGTCGCATTCTAATTGAAGCAGAGTATCTTGCACTAAACCAATAAGGTTGACGTCATCAAGCACTACCCCTGTCTGCGATTGCATATAAGACCGGTCGAAATGCGCATACGCAGAACTTCTTAAATTTGCGGAGGTAACAATAGCGGCCGAAGGGGTATTCACAATCTCATAATTAACCCTAAAATTGATGGTAGTGAAACGGGGGTCGATGAATGTGTTCCCCTGTCCCGCGGGTATGTCAAAAATAATATTTTGAGAAACTCCGTTGAGTTGGACGGGAACGCCGGCAGTAAGGGTTTGGGTAGAGGATTGGACTTGTGATACATTAGAAGGAACTACTTTGACACTATAGGATGAAACAAAGGGAGGAACCGATGCATCGATTTCATTTTGAAGTTGCTTGGGGAATCCGTATTGGGACAACATTATATATATCTATAGAAAGATTATATTTATTCCATTTGTTCGTCTTCCTCCTCCTTACCAATGGGTATTTGGTTTATGTAATCGACTAAATGGTGGAAGTTGTATACTTTTTTTATATACCTCCTAAATATATTGAACTTCAATTGGAAATAGGAGGAGATGCCTAAAAAGTTGATGAGACGGTTATTGTCATCAGTGATAGAGAGGGTTAGATATCCAATATTCTGTGCCTTGACTAAAAACTCACTAGAGTTGTTCTCATATATGACTTGGCCGTTGTTCTTTGAGACGTTAGGGATGGTGGCGATGATGTCGCTACTGGCAACGGAACTATTTTTCCCTAAAATGATTCCATCGTTCAATAGCGAACAGTGTATGACGAAACGGGGGATGGGAAGGAAGTTGAATGCCCTTGGGCACTCTAAAGTAAAACCGGCTCCGCTGACAGTCTGACCGGAGAACCCGATGATATAATCACACGTTGATGATGCTTCAAAGTAAAAGAGCCCCTTGTATTTGAAGGTGAATTTGTTGGTGGTGGTGGAGGCGGTGATGGTCCAGTTAGCGGAGTCATCTAATAACCCTTTTAATACGGTAATGAACTGGGAAGCGTTGTAGTTGCCTTGTGGGATAGTATAGGTATAGGTAGAGAGTATTCCTAAAGATACGGCAAAGGTCATTACGAGGGTGTTGTTGTATTCATTCACAATATAGTTGGAGTTGCAAAGGATGGCGTAGGGGAATTGGAGTGTGATGTATTCGATGCTGTCATCAGAGTCGAAGTCTAAATAACCTCGGACATCATATTGGACTTTGCTTTTGTAGTCTCCATTAAGGGGAATACAACTTGTGGTCTGAGTGGATAAGTGGAGGACCTTAGTGTCTTTTATGAGTTCTCCTACTCGAATCTTTTCCATTTTATTCTATAGTATCAGTAGATTGTTTTTCGTTCTGCAAAATTCCGGATAAATCGACATCTCCCTCTATGATAACCTTTGTCTCTACTGGAATACTTTCATCGGCGGACAGTTGAAAACTACCGGTAATATTCAGGAGATTCTCTTCATTGACTCGACGTATGTCTGCACAAATGCGGTCTTTTTCTTCCTCAGTGTATCCGAGAGAACAGGCGAGCATAACTTGTTTCAATACATCATCATCTAAACCGTGGAATAGAGTATCAATAGATTGTCGTAGTTGCTTTTCTCTTCTACTTATCATTTTTATATTATATCATTATATAAAATCTCTAAATATATCGAATACTATATAATAATTGTTCCCCCACACGCCTCCCACTCCCCCTTATGTATCTCCGTCATTAGATAACTCAAATTGTAAAAGAAGGATATATCCAGTCAGGACAGAGGGAATGGTGGATACGGCGAAGGTATCATTAGCGTTAAAGGTAAAGGTAAATTGGGATACTCCAGTAGGAACATTAATATCAACCCCGTAAGCGTTTTGTAGAGTGGAGAAGTTAATACAATGGGTACTCCCGCCAGTCCTCACAGTTTCAGGATGGACAATAGCGAGAGTGGTTCCTGTAGAGGTGGCGGAATGATACATAGAGGGAAGGTTGCAGGATACGGGAGCAGAAAAATTATCGAAGTTAGTTCCAGTGCCGGCCCAACTGTTTGTAATCAAATGAAAGCGAAGATTACATCTAGAAAACTTATTTTGGTCTCCCTTAAATAGACCGTCCCAGTCTATCATCCAGGAGGCATTCGCAATATTGCTTTTATCAATAGAGACAACTCCATTATTGGCTGGGACGGAGTTATAGGTGCTTAAGTATAGGGTATAGACTCGCATTATATACTATAAGGATAGAATATAATGAGGCTCACATCTTCTTATAGGATGCTTTGCATTTGGGGTCTCTAATCGCATCACGGTAGGACATTTTATGTTTGGAGGCGTATTGTTTGCAATGAGTAATCCACGGGTTCATAGTATAGTCTATTTATAGAAAAAAAGTGCCAACGGGTTTCCCGGTCATTTTGCTCTCGCTTAAGGCGATGGCGACACGTTGGGCGGTTGCTTTCTTTTTAGTGAGTGGGTGTCGGCTAAAGCATCGCTTCTTATCGCATACCCTAAATCCGCCGTCTTCTCCGACAATTTTGTAAGGCATCTATATCTATACATCAGTGGGATATAATAACTCTGGGTTGAAGAGGAAGAAGGGAGAGAACAGACAAATGATTCGGAAAACCCACTGCAGTCAGTGCTTTACGTATTCCAATGCTTTTCCAATACTGTGTCCCATATCAGAGGCTGTCTGTTTCATCAGTGATAAAGCTGGGACATTTTTCAATTGGTCGGACAGGTAGATGTGGCGAAGCATCGAGGTTGAAATTCTACATCCAAAGACAATATTCAGAATCTGGGTAATACGGACGTTGGTGATGGGTTCTCCTTTGATGTCTGTGAGTAGGTAATCATAGGGGTTCTTTTTGTTCCACTTTGTAAGGATTGTCTTGAGTCCCTTGGGGATTTCGACACGTTGTTCGTGGTAGAAACGTGCAGTCTTGTATTGATTAAACACGAACTCGGTCTTGGTCATATAGTTGTCTTCTTTTTCGTTGATATCTCCTTTTACCTTAAACTTGACCCAGTCTGTAGAACGGCGTGGTGGTATCCACACGCCACAGGTGAGGGATAGGACGATGAAGTTCTGTAGGGTAAGTCTTTCCTTATCGGTTAAGGGTGTTTTTAGATTGAGTAGTGGTTTCATCTTGGTGTATAGGTCATCATAGATTGCCTTGACTTCAGAGAAGTTTTTCCAGTTGTCTCGTTGTTTATCGGTCATCTCTTGAGTGTCGATAAACTTTTGACATTCCTTACCGTCTTCCATAAGTGCTTTCTTATACTTATCATTATGGGTTGCTATTGCAACTAAAGCGCTATAGGTGGTCTTACGGCTGGATGGAGGACGGTCTTTCAATATCTCGATGATTTCGTCTTGGTTGTTAAACCAATCGAGGTTAGTCATCTCCTTGGTGTTGTGCTTTAGATAGTATAAAGTTTTCAATAGGGAAGTGTAAGTCTTAATCGACGATGAACTTATACCGGGTCTTCTCTCCTTTAATAAATCTTCTAAATGTGTCATATTATATAATATAGGTAGGTATATAATATCATTAGTTTATATTTATATCCCTAAATCAATGGTTTTCGATAAAACAACCGTATTTAAACAAATTTGAAAGTATATTTTGGTTCTGATTGTGCAGTAGGTGCATTAGGTCTAACCGGTGTTTTAGACTTGGTAATGGTCTGGGATTTATCCTTCTTCTTACTCGAGATGACTACAATCTCTTCTTCCTCACTCTCGGACTCGCTCTCACTGCTTTGCTGGATAATAACCCTCTTAACCTTCTTCTTCTTTGGTTTAGGTTTCTCAATGGGTGCAGGAGCGAGTGGTGCGGTGGTCTCTGGTGGAGTAGGAGGCTCATTCTTCCCATACTTGGCAATACGTGCACTACGTATCTTCTCCAACTTATCGAGTGCCTTCTCCTCACGTATAGATATCTCTAACTCTCTCGCCTTCTTGGTCTGTGCCTTCATCTCCCTCATACGGTCGGCACGTTCCTTACGTTGTTCCTCTGTGAGGACCATACGTCTCTTAGGTTTAGTGATAGGGGTATTGTCATCAACAGTTTCGTCTAAAGGTGTTGGGTTTTCCATTATATAATAACTACTAATATTTTATATTCCGGGAATAAAATGGGGTTTAATCGATATTTCATAATTATGTAATATATATATAATATTAAATAGATATTAAAGATATAGAAACATTTATTTAATATAAATCGCCATTGTATTTTGGGAAATTATAAATTTATAATTGTCTAATACTTAATATATATTATATTAATCGAACATTTCTATATCTTTAATGTATATATTTAATAAACATTAATATAAATAAAGATTAAACCTTTACGTAATATCCGATTAAACGAATATAAACTCATTCCGTATATTCCCTAAGTCGTGAGATTTTATAGGGTTAATAGAACCGTGTGCTTTTAGTGTTGTTGTGTTCTCTTTTGGTGCAAATACGCTCACAATATCCCCTTCTGTCCGATAATTATGAATGTTCTTTCGGACTGTGGTATTCGCGGATAAGAATGGGTCATATTGGATAACCTTATCCGTAGCGGTAGCAATAGAGTTCGTGAATTGACTACCCAATGAGTGAGAGACTAAAGTTGTGTGTTTAGGGTTATATAATGCCTTCGCCTTATTCAGTGTATCCTTTTCTTCCTCTCTTCTTTTCGACAATCTCGATGCACCGAATAGACCTATCAAATCATTCGCTACATCGTCTTTGTGAGAGAAGTCAGTCCCATTCGAGATATACAATAGTTTCCGTTCGGTAGGGTTATATGCTACGCTATGCTCTCGGGTTGTCAGTTCGGGATTGAGCACATATCCGAATCGCTTTAGTCGTTGCTTCTGTCTCTTCTCATCTCTTAAGTATCCGATTTTTAATGCATTGTATAGCTTAAGCTTTTTGGGTCGAATGATGTCATCTTTTGACGGCATTATATCTATATATATATATAATACTATTTTTAGGGATACTACAATGATTATCAAAAAACTCGAGAAACCCAAATTGACAACTACAAAAATGGTTTGCGATGGAGCAACCGATACCAAACTGGAAAAGTATGAAAGTATCAAGACCTGCTTCAGTCGGGCAAACTTCACAATCGTAGCGGGCGGTATGGGTGCAGGGAAAACCTCCACTGCAATCAGTCTCCTTAAATCTGTGTTCAAACATACCTTCCACGACCTCTTTGTAATAATGCCCGAAATCAGTATCAACAGTATCTCGAAAAAAGACAACATATTTGCGAATATCGATAACGAACAATTCCATCTCTACCACTCCTACGACGAAGACACTCTCGAGGAAATCTATCAGAAGATGGAAGAGAACGCGAAAGAGGGTTATAGCTCGTTCCTTTTTATCGACGATTATGCTAACGAATTCAAGACGAACAAACGCGCAGAAGTCGTTTTAAACCGCATCATTATCAAAATGAGACATCTAAAGATACACTCTATTTTTTTGTTAGGACAAAATATATATCAGATGCCCAAGAAGTGGAGAGAAATATGCACCAACCTCATCTGCTTCAATCTGGGAAAATCTCAGATGCAAAAAATATATGACGAGTTCTTTGACTTCACTCGAGAACAGTTCTCCGAAATAATGAATCTCTATAAAGACCCTCACGACTTCATCCTAATGAACCTCAAACATAAACGCCTATTCTATAAATGGGACGAAATCACCTTCGACGACTAAACTAACCTTTGGACCAAAAAAGACCAAAAGACTAAAAAGACTAAGATTTCAAAAGTTCTCCACGAAGGACCGAAAACCATATGGACCTTTGAAATCTTAGTCTTTTTAGTCTTTTGGTCTTTTTTAGTCCAAAACCCCTAGGGGTAGAAAATATATCACATTATAAATATAATATGAAATATTCCATCACGGACTATACCTACAACCAAGCGAAGAAACTCGGAGTGGAAGTCCGACCCTCCACCCGAATGAACAAGAAGATTGACGTCTTCAAAAATGGAGAACTACTCGCCAGTGTCGGTGATACTCGCTATAGCGACTATCCCCACTACATCAAAGAAAAGGGATTGGACTATGCTAATGAACGGAGGAGACTGTATAACATTCGTCATCAGAAGGACCGCAAAAAAATAGGGACTGCTGGGTGGTGGGCATCGGTTCTCCTTTGGTAAGTCTGAAATAATATATCCCATTATGATATACCGAATGGCGAGAAAGAAAACCACAAAACAACCTGCTAAACGTAAACGCCAACCTAAACCTAAACCAGAACAAGAACAACGACAACACCAGCAAGTTCTCCAGAGTGTTGTTGTCAACCTATCCGATGAAAAAAAAAAGAAACGCACCCGAAGGAAGCGAGTAGTTAAACGAGAAAGAGAACCAGAACAACCTATAAATCTACCCTACTCCGCTTCCCATATTGTTTATAACCAAGTCCTACCTTATCCTCAAACAAGCACATACGAAACTCCCACATTTAAACAAGAGTTGAAACGAAGTATTTTAGAAGAAATGGGAATATTCTCTACACCAGTAAAGGACCATAAAAAAACACAGACCGAGATGTCTGCACCCATTACCACATCTACAAAAGCACCGTCTACACCTTCCCTACCATTTGAAGAATCCTTTCCCGCTCCGCAAATGACCTCCCCATTTGAAGAACCTCCTATTCTTCCTATTTTAGGACAGATGCAAGACGAACTCAAATTCCCCCGTCCACTAACAAAAGCGGAAAAAGAACAAATCAGACAAGTCCGAAAAACTACCAAGAAACTCGCATCTGAATCTAAACAGGAACCTATGCAATCATTAGGTAATACCGCTCAAGAAATCCCCTCGAAAAAAATAAGAGTTATACAAAAACCACGCCTCACTCCTGGCGAGGCTTCTATTGGAATAGGGTCCGGAGTTCCACAGAACTACCTCCCCCAGTTTACAGAACAAAGTCTTACAGAGGGGCCTATGATTACAACCGGATTCGCGCTTCCTACACCCACCCCGCAACTATTTGGAAACCCTACTATCATCACTCCCCAAGCAGAAGCAGTTTCTTCTGTAGTTGGAGTCCCCGCAATATTATCTGCCCCCGGGGCAACTGCAAAGGGAGATATAGAACTACCCGCTTCCAGAATACCCGCCAGACCTCGTTGGGACAGCATCCAAACCCTCAGTAATGCATACGAACGATTAACTGGACAGGGGTCTCCTGGAGTTAATAAGGAAGACCTCCTTCGCATACTATTCGTCGAACTGACAGAAGAAGACCCTTCCACTAAAACCAAAAAGGAAATTCGAACTACCGTCCGTAAGAAGTTGAGAGAAAGGGGCATATAAAAAATATCCCATTATATAAATAGACATATAATGAGTTATTTGAATGGAATTTATGCATCAAATGACGTGAACATAAGCGGACAAGACACAGCCTATTTAGATAGTGCTTTCATTAGTCAAAACCTTATTACAGGGACTTATGGTTCTGTTGGGATTTACAACGCAGGAGACACCGAACTCCAGAATCTCGTTATCGATGGGAAAGCAAGTATCGGGAAAGCAAACACCACCTACCAACTCGATGTCTCAGGGAATATCAACGCCACCGGATTATTCGTAGGCGGTTCCGCTATTAGCACTCTTTTCCCCTCTCTCTCCTCCAATAATACTTGGACTGGACTCAACACCTTCTCTGCACTTCTTACCTCAACTGGGAATATGTCTCTTACCAATCAAAACAGTATCCTTACTGTAGGCAACCCCGCTACTGGAACCCTCACAACCTCTTCGTGGATTTATTTACGGGACAGTGATGGCGGTGGAGCGTCCGGAACTGCAAATACCATCTGGGGAATAGGGTTAGTTGGAAGCGGGAGTGCTTTCACTTCTTATAATACGAAACGATTACGGTTTTATCAGGAAGGGATAGAAGCATTGACTTTTTACCCTGAAAGCACAGCAGTCATTTGTCTTTGTATTGGAAAAACCGCACCCGCCAGTTTAGGTATCTATTCTATAGATACTGCCCGAGCAATCAACTCTACCGCCTATTATGTAGGAGGGACAAATATTTCCAGTCTATACGGTGCTTTGACTGGGATTAATAGTTGGACGAATACCAATAACTTTTCAGGCACTACTAATTTTACAGGTGCAATCAATTCTACTGGAACTTCCGTTATAAATAACTTTGTGGGTTCAACCAATAAGTTCAGGGGAAGTAAATCCTTTTTTTACTCTCCTTCCAATACTGACAGTCTCGCATTAAATGGGGCATTAGCAAACCTTACTGGGACAACTGGGTCAGGAGAAGGAGAACATAACTTTGGATTTGGCAATTGTTTGCAATCTTTGACCGTGGGGACCCAAAATATATGTATTGGGAACAACTCGCTAAACTCAATCGGCAGTCAAAACGCTAATATTGCGATAGGCAATTACGCATTGGAATCTCTTATAGACAACGGCACCATCGCAATTGGAAACTACACCGCTCGAAATCTTGTATCAGGCGGAGTATGCACTTTCATAGGCAACAGCAACGCCCCAAATATTTATAGTGCAAAAAGTTCGTTTGTATTAGGGACACGAATAGCAGAAGGTAGTAATGCAGGGTATGCTACCGATTTTGACTGCAATACCCTTACAGGGAACTATATTTTGTCTCGTATTACAAATACTTGCCGTTGGAATACCTCAACTGGGTTCAATAGTCTTGGGTGCAATTATGACGCTATTAACCCTTCTACTGGGTTGAATTATGATTATCAGGGAACTAAAAATACCGCAATTGGTGCTTACGCAGGGTATGGGGTTTGCGCCGATAATAACGGTCAAATGAATACTTTTTTAGGTTTTAATAGTGGTATCGTTGATGCATTTGCCAATCTTGACCCTTCCAATCTCAATAGTTATACAGTTCCATCAAATAGATACATCTACCAATCCACTACACTTGGTTCAAACTCTAGATTACAGACTTGGGTAGGTAATAACGGTATCTATAACCAAATCCGTATAGGCACCTCCAACGAGACCACCTACATTGATAAAATCATCACCAAGACACCACCGATATACAGTTATAATAACGACGCCGGTTATAGTGATGAAGTGGCCACTTCCGAATATGTCAATTTCGTGCTACGGAATCAAAACCCACTCTTACAATACGAATCCAGCAGTATTCCCTACACAACCCTCGGTTCGTCTTATACTGTCGCTACAGGACCGACTGCCTCTTTTTGGTTAGACATTGCGATATCCTACTCGGGAAAAATACAGGTTGCCATTGAAACGACTACAAATAAAATGTGGTTATCATCTAATTACGGAGTCAATTGGTCTAATAGTTCTTCACCAGCAGGAATGGGAGGAACTCCCAGTAGCGTCAAAATATCCCCGAATGGGTTGTATGGTATGATAACCACCTCAACAGATATCTACTATTCCCGAGATGGTTTCCTTACCGCAGTCAACTGGGGAATTAGCGGACTTTGGCAGGCGTGTGCTTTGAATTACGCCGGAGAATATGCAGTCGCCATTATAAAAGATGTTGCCAGTTGTGTCATTAGAGTATGGACTGACTATTTTACGAATAGTTATGTTGCCTACTCCAGCACTGGGTTCCTTTTCCAAGATGTCGCAATGTCCTACTCTGGACGCTACATCACTGCAGTCTCATACGGGTATATCTATGTTTCCAGCGACTTCGGACAGACGTGGACGCAAAGCGATGCTCCTAACCGTTATTGGGAAAATGTCTCGATGTCTGCAACCGGTAAGTTTCAAACCGCTTCTATAAACAATACAGGGTTAGGCGGTGGTATTTGGCGTTCTCAAAATTATGGTGTCAATTGGACAATTAGTAGTGCCTCGACTTCCAATACTTATAGTGGTGTGGCAATATGCCGAATGAACCCAGCCTACCAGTTAGCGACAACCTACAACAATGCCGACGGTATTCTCCGTAGTTCGGACTACGGTGCTACGTGGGCAGTTGCATTAGCAGGTGCCCAAACATACGCGTGTATCGCCATAAATAACAACGGGACCTATAGTAGTTTCGCCAAATACACTTCCGTTATTTCTTATTCTGCAATTTCGGAATCACTCACCACCACAAATAATACAAATGGAGACTACACAGTTAATAATGGAACGGGTTCCACTTTCTTCCCAACTACCACCGGTTCGCAATTCCACGTCGGTATGTCCGCCAAAACATTCACGGGTGTGAACGGTGTCCTTCGAGTCAAATCAATCGCAGGGGGGAATAATATCGATGGTGCCGTCTTCATTCCGGTTAGTGATACGAACAACATAATCAATTTTTGCAACACTGCAGGGGCAACAAGAGGACAAATAGGGGGGACAAATAGCACCACTGTCAACTACACCACGAGTTCCGACCGCCGTCTCAAAAAAGATATCCAGACTATGCCCTCTCAACTCGAGAATATCAAAAAACTAAATGCGAGAGCATTCACGTGGAGAGAGAATGGTATAGACGACTACGGGTTCATCGCTCAAGAACTATTCTCTGTATACGAACATCTCCGTCCTACCCACAAATATGCAGATAAAGAATATCCTACCAAGTCCGACGGCACTCCGTGGTTATATGGAGTCGATTATGGGAAGATGACTCCCTACCTCTGGGCAGGACTACAAGAGTTGATTTATAAAGTGGAAGTTCTGGAGGGCAAATCGGATGGCGTCGGAGGCGCTCCATTCACTGAACGGGGCGGAACCATCGCCAATAAGTTCATTATCAACGACCAACTCGCTGTCGTCCGCCGTCTCAAAAAACAAGTCGATGACCAACAACTCATCATCGAGAAACAAAAACAACTTATCGATTCCCTTACTCTCTCCAACTCGGAACTCGTCGGCGACGTTGCTTCCCTCAAATCCCAGATGAAGACTGTAATGAACGCCCTCATAAGTAAAAATCTCTACTAATGATATACTCCTTATGGACTCTCTCGTCGTCAAACCGAAAAACTCCCTCAAACGAGACCTTAAGGTTGCCCAAATCAAAGACCAGGTGGTCGCCCGCTTACGCGAATTCAAAGACCTCCCCAAGTATAAACACTCTAACGAATACCTCAATTTAGCAGTCAATCTGATTGAGTATTTAGTAGTCAAGAAGGACGGGGTCAATAAGAAGGAGTTGCTACTCGGTATATGGGACGAACTCTTCCCCGACCTCACCATCGAAGAGAAACAACAAATCTCCCAGAACGTCGAATACCTATTCGACAACGGACTCATCAAAAAGACCTCTTATTTTCGCCTCTTTTTTTGCGGTCTTAAAGAATGGGTTTCTCGGAAGTTTCTATAAGAAAACGGTAGGCAACGCCCGAGACATCGTCATCTACCAAATCCTCTCCAACTTCCAAATCCCCTATAGTTTAGCAGTATACCAGATAATCAAATACTCCCCCATAGAACAGGTTGTCCTTCTTCTTACCGCCAAATTCGGACTCCCGAAAGTCGTCGTCTTTTTTATTATAGCGTTCCTTTTATAACTTAAATAAATAATCTTTTTCTATATTATACGAAATTTATAGAAAATGATTGCAGTCGAAGATAAAGACCTAATCGATACCCGAACCATCAAAAAAATCCGCATCGAAATTGTTGATATCATATTCAACTTATCCGCGAGGTTTAGAGTGTTTCTGTATGATATGGCCGAGCAACTCATCAAAACCGTCATTGTCCTTATCGATGGAGACGATTATAAAAAATGGGGAGCACAAGATGATGTCGTCTTAGACCTCGTTCTCAGTAAACTCGAATTATCCGTCTCACCATCCCTCCCCGTATAATATTTAGGCGATTTCTATATAAAGGAATATCTATATATAATATATAATAAAATGGACCCGATTATTTCGAGACGAGAATATAACCGCGAGTATCAACGCCAACGCTACAACGCAGACCCTGAGAAGGGACGTGCCTACAAAAAATCAATGCAGATTAAAAAACAATTAAATGTGGGCGAAGCACTATGGAATAAATATAAACACCATCTCGCCGATATTCTAAAACTTACCGAAATCGCCAGACGATTACCCCGTGAGTTCGTTATGGAAATTGTCGAAAACCTTCCAGATAATTCCGCAGATATAACCGAACCCAATCTCGATGAACCAACCATTTAGGAATAACAAAAAATTGAACGTTTTTGTTATTTAGGAGAAATTCACATAAAATTGATTCGATTGAATTCTATTATATATTTAGGATAAAACGGTATAAATAAATATAGTTAGAATATATATACAATAAGATGTCGACCACTTCTGAAATGATTGCTTACACTACTCGTATGGATACTCGCGACACTCGCTCCGCTAATGCTACCAAGTTTCTCGAAGAATTGTCCTCACACAATTGTTTTGAACTTATCCCAGATGACCGTCCCGTAAAACTATACTACGATGTCGATATTAAAAAATCAGTCGATGATGGTCCCACATTACTCGAAGAAGCGCCCAGATTATTAGATGGATTACTGCAATGCTTCGAAACCTATTTCGGAGAGAAATATGACGCTTCTCAAATAGGGATAACTACTTCACATTCCGCCTCATTCATCCCCTATACAAAAACGGAACCCATCAGTAAGGTCTCCTTCGGATTCATTTTCAATAATATTATCTCATTGAAGTGCCATCAGAAACGAATCGTCAATCATCTCAATAAATTCGCACTGGAATGCATTGATTCAGAAGATTTACAAGTGTTTTATACCAATGGCGATAATACCGAAGTATTTGATTCCGCACCCTACTCGAACGGTATGCAAAAAATACGCTGTCTACACTCCTCCAAACCCGATGAACGCAGACCCAAAAAACTCCTCCGTGGAACTACCCAACAATGTATCATCACTGCCTTTATTCCAAACGACGCGCATCTCATCGCTATGGAAGAACCCTCCAGAACTACCCCCGAATTCACTCCAGAAATGAACTCCGATACTAATCAATTCATTTTCAAATATGCCATCGAAAAAGGACTCCTAACCCGCTACGCACAATCGGGGCAATACAAAAACTGGATAAAAGTCGGTTGGATTATCAAAAACACTTTCAACGACTGCAATCTATGGCACGTATTTAGTGCATTGGGTAATAAGGAATATGATAAAGAAAAATGCAACGATGTATGGGATAATATGGAACGAAAGGGGGGGGTTAAAATGGGGACTCTTATCCATTTAATGCGCCAGACTGACGAGAAAAATAATACCTCATTTGTTAAAGAAATGTTTCAACAGTTAAAACCAAAAAAAAGTATTAGTTTATCGCAAGTATTGGACCCGTATGCATCGAGTTTAATCATTTCCAAAACATTGAAAAATACTCTCGTTTTATGCAAAGAAAAATGGTTTATGTTGACCGAATCACAACTCTGGAAACAACAAAATGAACCCTCTTATTATATCATTCGCGAATTCCATACCTACTTAGATGCAGTTAAAGAAGGCATCGATAAACAAATCGCACAATCCGAAGGTGAAGCAAAAGAGAAACTTTTAAATGTGTTAAAAGAATGGTTAAAAACCTATACTCTCATTTCAAAACCGGGATATTTATCCGTATTAACCAAAAACTTACGCGCCCAATTAGCAGATGATTCCTTCGAAAATAAACTCGACAACAATCCCGGCAAACTTGCCTTTAAAAATGGCATCGTAGATTTAGAAACCAAACACTTCGAAAAAGGAATCCATTGGAACGATTTTATCACTCAAACTATTCCCTACGATTACATTCCCGCAGACACCTCTTACATTAAATCCGTATTAAAACCCACTCTAAACAACAACGATGACCACCTCGATTATTATTTATCAGTAGTTGGATACTCACTCATTGGATTACCCCAGTTAGAAAAATCCGCGTATTTTATTATCGATAAGACCAATGGAGGTAAGGGCGACAACGGCAAATCATTCTGTTTTGAACTGTTCAGGAAGTTGCTTCCTAACTATATTCAACGTTCGAAATCGTCCCTTCTCGATTCCAAAAATACAAAAATCCATAAACAACTCGCTACAATGAAGGGGGCGCGATTGGTATTTTTAGAAGAAATGCCCCGAGAGAAACTCATCAATACGGATTTACTGAAGGAACTCGCGGACGGACACGCTATCGAGAACGAGGTTATGTTCGGAACTACCGAACTGATAAACATTATGTTCAAACTCTTCGCCTTATCCAATCATACTCCCAAAATTGACCCAAAAGAACAAGCAATATACAACCGGTATAAGCAAATCTCATTCGGGTCTCATTTCGATAGGACTGGAGAACGAAAGGTTGCTGACCCAGAAAATTTGAAGTTCATCGCAGACCCAAAATTGGAGGCAACTCTATTGCGCGACCATCGCAATGAAGTATTCTCGTTATTAGTAGAATACGCTAACCTATACTATACTCGCAAGGGATTACCCGCCATTCCAGAACAGTTCCAAAAGGATACTCGAGAAACCAAACAACGAAATGATGTTTTCGCTACGTGGTTTGATGAGAATTGTATCATTGAAGAAGGCGCCAGAATCCCATTAGACCTTATTAT